AGCATGCAATGCAGTTGCTTGGTCAGTATGGTTATGACCAGAACATGCTACAAGATGTTGAAATTGTTCGTTACATGGACAAAGAGCAGATTGTCATGTACGTTCCTAACCGCAAGAATCTAGTTTTGTCACGCGCTAAGAACATTATGGGCAAGATGACTGTGGTTATTGCACAGCGTCCATCCCTTGATGGTGAAGCACGTGGTCAGTTTGATGATGTTCTTTACGTACAACTAGCAAGAGCCCGCTTTGCAAACCTTGCAATGGAACTTGCTGAAAAGTCAATTCAAGCACCTATCGTTGTTCCTAACGATGTTCTTGATTTGCCAATGGGTCCAGATGCGATTATCCGCACAGACTCACCTCAAAGTGTCGGGCGTGTCCGTTTGGACGTTCCCGCTGCTGCTTTCCAGGAGCAATCAGCACTCCAATCCGAACTTCGACTCGGTGCTCGATATCCAGAAGGCAGAACAGGTAACATCGACGCCAGTATTATTACTGGTCAAGGTGTCCAAGCATTGCTTGGTGCATTCGATTCCCAAATCAAGGCAGGTCAAACTGTACTTGAAGAGGCGTTTGAAGATGTAATCAAACTCTGCTTCGAAATGGATGAACTCCTATTCGATGAAAAGAAGAACATCAGAGGACTAGCGCAAGGCACTCCTTATGAGATAACATATAAGCCAAGCAAGGACATTAAGGGCGATACTTCTGTATCAGTTCGATATGGCTTGATGGCTGGTCTAGACCCTTCTCGCGCTTTGATTTTCTCACTTCAATCACTTGGTGCAGACCTTGTATCAAAGGACTTCATTCGACGTGAACTTCCATGGAACCTTAATGTTTCTGTAGAAGAGCAAAACATCGAAATCGAAAAGATGCGAGAGAACTTACTTGCCTCAATCTCTGCAACCGCGCAGGCTATTCCTGCTATGACAGCACAGGGTGCTGACCCAAGTAAGTTAATCCAAAATATTGCCGACGTTATCAAGCGTCGACGTGACGGGGACTCTATCGAGAATGCTGCCCTTGCTGTTTTTACTCCTCAGGAGCAACCACAGCAGCAGGCGCAGCCAGAGATGACCCCACCAGGCACACAAGGCCCAGTTGAGAATGCGCCCCCGTCCCCAGCAACTCCTGGACAACCTTCTGGTGGGGTCCCTCAACAACCAATGGGACTCGACCAAATCTTAGGACAACTACAGTAATCAAATAGGGGACGGACAATGACAGTACTAGCAGCATTCCAAGGCAATGGCTTTGCCATTATTGGAGCAGATTCACGTGCTACTGATGAACGTGGTTCACACTTTATTTTGAGCAATCCAAAGTTGACTCGAGATGAATACGACCATTATCTATTTGCTATTACTGGTGCAACGCGTGGTGGAAATATAGTTCAGCAGGGCTGGACACCACCAACACCTCCAGTATGGACAGATGTCAACGAACTTGATAAGTTCATGACGCGTGATTTTATTCCGCAGATGCGAAATGAATTTATTGATGCTGGATACGAAGGTATCACACTTGATGGACAAAGCGTAACTCATGATACGAACTTTTTAGTTGCAGTACATGGAATTATTTATCCTATCTTTAATGATTATTCATGGGATAGAGATACTAGAAATATTTATTCTAACGGCTCAGGTGGAGATATTGCACTTGGCGTTATGACTGGTCTTGGTATAGATAAATGCGCCAATGACCCAAAGAAAGCCAAAGCGATTATCAAGAAAGCAATTGAAATTGCTTGTCAATGGAACGCCTACTGCGCCACACCAGTGGTAATCGAAACACAATTTACAAATAACTAGGAGTACAAATGTCAATGATTGCGCCTGTATCTGGAGTTGGCAAGGCTGCCAAGCGCACAGACCTTGGTATGGCACAGCGTGTTGCACGTGATGCAAAGATTCAAAACGCTACAGGTGGCAATTATGGTGCTCGTACAGAAATTACTGCTCTAGCAGAGGCTCAAGGTGTTCCAGCACCTGCAACTGCATCATCTTTAGGTGCTACAGCACCTCAGCAAGTTCTTCCTAATATCGATATTTTTGCACCAGGTTCAGGAATGCAAGGCGTTCCTCTATCTCAGGGTGCAGCAGGTGGACCTGGAGCAGGCACAGAAGTACTTGGAACTCCAGTAACAGCACCAGATAATGGTTCAGCACTAGCACGTGCTTTACTTCTTGCTAACCCAGAATCACGTCAGTTGAGAGATATCGTACTAGGTTTCAACGAAGAAGGTAAGTAGTGGCAGAGACACAGACCTACTTAACTGACTTTCAGAAGAAAGCGCTACAGGACTCTCGTGATGATATGGCGAGAAGCATCCAGTTTGAATATAACGCGCTTACTCCTGACAAGTTAAACACCTTTAATAGTATCGGTGCTAAGTATCCAAACCTTAGCAAGGACCTAGTTATGGCTATGGTTCGCCAAGGGCTTGGTGCTGACACACCTGGACTAGATAAGATTTCTACAATGGACGGAATCGCGCAACTTAAGCGCGATGCACGTAACGTACAAGATATCAAGTCTTCTGTAAAGCAGGACAAGGGTATTCTTGGAACCATTCAAGGTGCTCTATCTAACGCTATCTGGGACCCAGCAAAGGGAATCACACGTGTTGGATTTGCAGGACTTCGTTCTATTTATGATTATGCAACAGTTCTTACACGCGACCTCACACAGGGCGTACCAACTTCACAGTTGGCTAAGGACATGTCACAAGGTGTCTTTGGTGAGGCAACTCAACTCGGACAATTAGCACGTAACTGGTCTAGCCAAGGCACAGGATTCTTTATTACACCTGAGTCAAAAGTTGGCAAGGCACAAGCACAGGCTATGTCAAAGTACGGCAAGATTTATGGTGAGTCATTTACCATTGGTCGCTATGCTGCACGTGGAGTAGGTGCTGGTCCAAATACAACTGCGTACAAGATTATGTCAGGTCTTGTAGACGCTACACTTAATATTGGTTTAGACCCAACAACATATCTCGGCCCTGGCGCTGTAACAAAGGTTGTTGGACAGGGACGTCAACTTGCTAAGGCTAAGGGTGCAGTTGCTGGCGTAATTGACGCCAATCCGCTTAAGGAAGCACTCACAATTGCCGAAGAGAAGGCACTCAAACTTGGTAACACCAAGACACGTAGTGCTAACAAGTGGAACAAAGCACAGGCTGAATACCAGCAAGAGCAGGCACACATCGTTAAGTCACAGACTAACTTTGCTAAGAAGATGCTTGCTATGTCTGAGAAGCAATACTTTCTTCCAGGCACAGATGCCGTTGCAGAGAAGACTCTCTCAGAGGCTAACGTTGCTGAATGGGTTGCAACACACCCAAAGGCTGCATCTGGCGAACTCCTTGATGCTGTAGATAACCTATCTGCTACAGATATTAACACAGGCAAGGCATTCCAGTCACACTTTATTCTTGATGAACTTCCAGAATCTGGCAAGGTTTCAGTGGCAGTGAACCAACTCGACGAGTTCGTTATCACTGGTGCTAAAGATGTTAAGTGGAAAGTCATGGATATCACTGATGACTTCACTGATGCGTCTGAAAAGGTCATCAATGCTGAACTCAAGAAGCGTTCTGAACTCCTTGCTCGCATTGAAGAGAAGGCAAGTAACTTTGAAAATCCACCTGCTCTACGTCAGGCATACGATGATATCGTAAAGGGCGTTGCAGAAGATGGTAAGAGTCTTGAAGGTTTCATCTTTGACGGAATGATGACTGGCAAGATGTCTCCAATGTCGTCACTTATGGCTAAGGCTATTGCTACAAAGAACCCAGATGCTGCTATGGCACTCATTGATGACATCAGTGAAATCTGGAAGGTAGATGGTTTTGCTAACATTCGTTCAATCTACGGCGAGACTGGTGGATTTGCCCTTGGCAACATCTATAAGAAGGCCGAAGCACGTGGTGCTCAGATTGGTAATGCTCTTGCAGAGATTGTAGACCCAACTAACCTTGGTCCTAACGCTGCTAAGTTGGCTGCTTCACTCGAAGAGCCAGCAGCACGTATTGCTAAGATGAAGGAAAAACTTACTAAGGCACAAAAGGCTGAGGCAGAGCATGCACAGTTTACTAATGACCTTGGTCTATTCCGCCAACTCGTAGACTCTGACCCAGAGTTGCTACAGAAGGTTGTTAATGACCCTAATTTTGAAGGTCTTGGAAAGTTCCTTAACCTCAAGACTGGCAAAGATAAGTCAATTATTGAGTACCTTAACGAGCAAGTTGGTATCACAGATACATTTGCTGGTGAGATGGGCAACAACTTTGGTGTTGCACTTAAGTATCTCCTTGGTCGCAACTTTGAAAACATTGCAAAGGTAGTCGCTGACGAGACAGATGCATTCAAGATTCGTAACTACTTCGGCAAGAAACTCGATGCTGATATGGTTAACGCACTTACTAATGCTAAGACATCAGATGAGGTCATGGCTGTATTCCTTCGCCACCTTGGTGCAGAGACTGCAGACCCTAAGATTTTCCGCTCTATGGCTCTTAATGCTAAGGCACTAGACCTTTCATCAAGCCCATTGGCTAGATTGGTAGAACCAATCAACCCTGCAGTTATTCGTACAGCAGAGACTATTTCTCGCAGTTACAATCGCTACTTTGTACGCTCTAAGTTGTACAACCTTGGCGATAAGACTGGCCTTACAGATGGTATCGAAAACTGGATTTCATCAACACGCCTTGCATCAGTAATTGGCAAGGGTA